AATATCATACATCGCGGTCGGATGACGTTTATCGTCGATGAATTCTACAATTTCTTCTATTTTTTTAAAATAAGGTTCATATTTTGCAATAATATCTAAAATTTCTTGAGATAAAACTTTATCAGCTTTAGTACTTCTTAAATCTTTAGGTGCAATTCTTAAACCTTCTTTAATGTATAAAATATGTGAAAATGCAGATAACATTTTTTGATATGATGTCATTTCTAATGTAAAATAGAATAATTTTACTCTAATATCTAAATTTTCATCAATAATTTGACGAACAATATTAAATAATATCATAAAATCACAAATTTGTGTTTTACCTCATACCACTATAGTTTTCACTACCAATTTAATGTTTTGTGGTCTGGACTATATCTTCATCCTGTTTCCAGGAGCATCTGCATCTAGTCTCTACGGCTGGAGCTTTACCCCCTATGCCTCGGTATTACCATCGTCTTTACGTTAAGGTTTCACCGATATTCAGATGTTTAATATATAATGTTACCATTATACTAGGCAGTATTAAATATTAAATTTAATATAATATTTACGTTTAAATTTAGTTTGATGTTTAATTGAATAAGAAATACAAGTTGGATAAGTATTAAAATATTTAGCACATTCTTTCAAAGAAGTAAAAGTAAAAATGATATTATCATTAAAATCTATAATTTTCACAGATTTATTTAATAATCCTTTTTCTTTTCTTTGTTTTATATAAGGTTGTAATTTTTCTTCATAATTTAATGACCATAAATAATTACCTCCTTTTCTATATGTACCATTTAAAAATCTACAAATTGTAGATTGATGAATATTATTTTCAATACATGCTTTTTTAATACTATCATATTTTTTAATAAAAATACCATTCAAATCATATTGATATATAATTTTTTCACATGATAATTTTATTTCTCCAGATAATATTTTTCTTTTTCTAGTTTCAGATTGTAATAATCTTGATTCTTTACTTAAAATATTTCTTTCAACAATTAAAGTTATATTAAATTCAGGTTTTAAAGTATCAATATAAAATTGCTCTCTTTTTTCTAAATCATCATTATTACAATATTCTAATATATAACATTCAAAAAATTTTTCTGAATTTTTATTCCAAGAATTTTGTAATTTTCTATTTTGATGATAATTTTTTCGCAACATACTTCTATGTTTTTGTAATCTTTGATGTACATTTACTGAACTACCAATATATCTTTTTTTATTTGATATATTAATAATGCAGTAAATTCCTGAATCTTTTAAAATGTTTTTAATTTCCATAATAATTTATCTTTTTACAAAGATACAAAATTATTATTAGAAATCCTAATTATTTAACGCATTTTTTATATTTTATTTTAATATTTTTTGAGTTACCTTAGAATTTGCCGTAAATAAGATGTTTTTACCTTGTTCTAAACCTGGATGTTCTTCTTCAAATCGTGGTAAACCCCATTTAATACAGTTTATTTTACCACTTAATACTCTTTCTCTTCTAGTTTGAATTTGTTCATAAACTCTACGATATAATGTTTTTTTATCTTCTATCATAAAATTTATTTAAGGGTATTAGTCCAATCATCTGTTTCTATTTCAATTTCGTCAATAAAGGCACTCAATTTAGATTGTTCATCTTTACCTTCTTTTTTATAAATAAAATAATCAGCTTGTTGTAAATATTGATAATTATTTAACGATTTTATATAAATATCTGCAGCTTTAATAATCTGAGCAGGTGTATATTGAGGATTTTCTTTCATCCATCGATACATTTTAATTTTACATGCTGCTTCAGAACCCATACTACCAGGTTTTAATCCTTTAAATTTATTTCTAAAATCATTAATAAATCCATCTAATTCACTATTGATTAATCTATCTGATTTAACGATTTTCTTTTTATTAGTCGTTGAACTTAATTTATCTATTGAAATTAATTCTAATAGAAGTTTTCCTTTTTCTCTTAATATACTTTTTTCATCACTTATTATTTTTATAAATTGTTTTTCTTCTAAAGGTTTTAATACATTCATTGAATTGTTATATAACTTATCATCTAAATGTATTAATACTAAAAATTCATCAATAGAAAGATTATGTTCAGCTAATAAATTAAAATCTAATATAAAAGCTTTATCTTTCATTAATTAATTTATTCATTTTTTAATATATAGATTACTATTATTGCACCAAGCACAATACCCATTAATGTACCAACTATAAATCCTTCCATAATTAATTTAAATTGTTGTTAAATCCATATGTTCTTCAGACACTTTACCTTTTTTATGTAAATAATAATCTCCTGATTCTACTAATGGAACACCTTCTAAACTTCTTACATAAATATAAACTCCTGCATCACCAAATGGTGTTGAAATAGTTTCTTTATCATAAAAAGTGTTATTACCACCAGGAGTATAACCTTCAAGACAATCTACATAATAAGCTTCTTCTTCATTTACAGCATATACTTCCATTTTAACAGATGTTTTACCACCATGTTTTAAACCTGGAAACCCACCAAGGTCGTGAAGATTATAAATAGGTTTACTATTAAATGTTCCTAAGTATTCTGCGTTTTTAATGAGTCTGTGATTTCCAAATCCAGCTAACAAAGTTCCATATACTGCGATTAATGTTTTTTTCATTTATTTCTTTTTAAATTGTTCAAACCAGCAATTAAAATTATTTTCTCTAACATATTTTTTTCCATCTGTTAAAGCTCCTATTTCATCATCAGGTTCATGTATTAGTGCTTTTTTTATAAGGTTTATAACTTCTTCCTCACTATACATTCTTTCAGCTTGCCATTTAGCACCTTCTATAAATCCCATATTAGCAGCACTATTTAATCCCATTCTTTCAAGTATAGATAAATTATGATTTATAGGAAATCTTTTTTGAGCAACTTCTTCAAGTGTTTCTTGTTGAACTAATCGAAAACCTGTATCTACGTTGATACCTTTAATTCTTTCTTCAATTAATTCTTCAAGTGTTTCTTGTTTAGTAAAAGATTCATCTAAACTTTTAATGCAATTCTCAAAATGTTTTATGTTATCTTCAAGTATTTTTTGTGGTTCACAATCACAAGTTGCAGTATGACCACAATAACATTTAGTATTCATCGTCATCAAAATTATCTTCATTCATAGCAAACACATAATCATCTGCTAGCTGAGGTGTTACTTTACCTGTACCATTACATAATGTACATTTTTCGTACTTAAATCCTTTAGTTTCTTTAGGAACCATAATTTCTTTAGCTCCTACACATTGCGGGCATTCTACTGTTTTACTCATATTTTTAATTGTTATGTACTGAATAATAACTAACAAATTCAGATTCTTTTTCAAAATCTTCAGATGATAGTTCTAAATAATCATTAATTTGAGTAAGTGTAATATCAATACCTAAATCTTGTTTAACTTTTTCATAAATAATTAAAGGATTATTAGTTTTATATTCATTACTTACTAAATCAATCGCTAATGCTAATTGTGAGTATGGTTTTGTCATTTAAATTAATTTTAATGCTTCTTGTAATCCAATTTCTAAAGCTTCTTCATAAGTTTTCCAATCATTATATTCATCATACCACCCATTTACATTTCTATTTCCATTTTTATCTTTTTGTTGCAAAAAACCCCAACTTGTATAAAATTGTATTTTTGTTCCGTCAGAAGTTAAATCATGATAGCTTTCTACATAAATATTATGAACTTCTCTCAACCAACGTTGTAATAAAGATTGTGTTGGTGCTGAAAAAGTTTCTAAATAACCTTTTTGTTTTGAACAACCAAAACATCTATCTCCAGTTTTTTTAGTTAACCATTTATCATTCCAATTTTCATTAAATTCTGATAAATTAAATTCATATTCTTCACCATAATATCCATTAGTCCCTTTAAGAGAATTTTCTTTAAATTCACCATCTTCAAAATAATAAGAATGTTGTAAAATATTAAAATCTTTTTCTTTAGCTAATTTAGCTGTTTCAAAACTTATTAATTGTTCTTCCATTTTAAAATAATTTTAGTTGATTATTATTGTTAAGTTCATCAATAATTTTCTGTGTTGCAGAAATATAATAATTATAATCAATATTATAATCTTTCCAAGGTTTTTCTTCATGAACGTTATAAATGATTACAGGTTGACCAACATTTACATGTTGCATTGTACCTTGACCATGTTTTTGTTTAAAAAGATAAGTACCTTTTTTACTAAAATAATATCTATTTAATTGTTGTTGAATTTGACCATTATGATAAACTGTGAAATCTTTACCAATTTTATTAGATTTACAATAATCATAAATATGTAGACCATATTGTTGAGGATTAGTTATAAATTCTTTAGGAGAAATCCCTTTAGTATAATAAGCTTCTAAAGCTTTTGCAATCACTAATTCATCTACTGAATTACCTAATACAGGATTTGGTACAAATAAACCTTTTTGTTTATATTTACCATCTTTAGTTACTGCAATATAATTGTTAACATTTTTATAAACAATTTTATTATAATATTCATGTTCTAAATCTAATTTAAATTTATTACACACCATATCTAATATTTCTTGATATTGTTTAAGCATATGTCTTGGCACAATTACTTCAATACCGTCTGTATTAGCTGAAACTACTTGCCATTTGTTGATAATACATTGTTCAATACATTTAGTTAAAATTAATTGACCAATTAATCGTAAACGCATTGCACCTTCAGGATAATATAACCAACTATGTTGATTGTCTAATAATCCAGATGTTGAATTAAGAATTAATTTTAGAAATGTATCTTTAGCTTTATCTTTAGCTTTTTTAGCAATAATACGTTCATTTTTAACTTCTAAATAACGTTGTAATACTTCTGGAAATCTAATACAACCATAATTAATAATTAAGTTAGGATATAGTGCATATATCCTTAATCCAGTATGTTTCCATCTGGCTGGACTATATCATCTTTTAAAACTTTAATCCATCTATAACCATATATTGTTGGTTTTGCTCCACTACAGACAGAATAAATATTGTGTGTTTTATATGTTGGATTTTCAATAATAATATCTTTAACTTTATTCCAAATTTTAATTAATGTTTTACCATCTTTAGAATATTGATAAATTAAATATTTTGTTAACTTGTTAGAAACTTTTTTAGACATTTGTTCTTTTATTTCAGGATTATTTTTCCAAAATTCAGAACTTTTTAAACCTGTTTTAATTCTTTCCTCATTGTTAGAATATCTTTTAATTTGAGCTAATGAATATTTTTTTTTAGTTTCTTCGTGAACAATCATTTTAGTTGAAGAATCTCTTCTTAAATTATATCCTTTAAATCTATCATAAGATTTATAATAATCCATCCAAAATAATTCTTTATCTTTAAATATATTTTCAATATTTTCTTGGTTTTTATCTATTATTTCTAAAACAAAATATTCAAAATTATCTTTACCATATTTCCACCAAGCATTTATTAAATGTTGATTTTCAGATTTGTTATTTTTTGAATTCAAATTCGAAATATGATTCCAAATACGTTGTCTTATATTTATAGATTTTCCTATATATACTTTTTGATTTATTATATTTCTTATACAATAAATTCCACACATGTTTTCATGTAATTTTGATGTTCTCATAATTTTATATATTTTTTACAAATATACAAAATTAAATGGTAATATCCTAATTATTTAGGATATTTTTTATATCTTTTTTACATTATTTTAAAAGTTCCCTGTTTAGTCTCTGAACCTTCATCCTATAAGGATGCTTGGCTGCGGATTGACCAATCTTTATCTTTTTTACTATACTGAGGTAATTATTCTCACCACATAGTATATCACTATCTATGTTTAGTAGATAAAGCTCTAAGGTTATTCCCGTCAATTTAAGGAATTTTAGTTACGCCACTTTAACGCAACATCAGATGTAACTACTTGATAATCAGAGTTAGATTCATATGTTTCATTTTCGTTAACACTATGTAATCCACCAACACCGTAAGTTAATTTTATAGACGTGTTATTAATATTTACTACAATTTCTTTACTAAAACTATTTTTAGAATTTAAAATTTCAGCCCAAAGATTTTGAAAAATAGGTAATTTAAAATTAGGTTCAAATCCTTTTAAACATTCATTTAAATGTAATATAGGTTTATCAAATCTTAAATCTCTTACAGATTTTAATTCTTGATTAGTAATTTTACAATAATCTTGTAATAATGCTTCAGACGCTATTTTAGGAGCGTCCCATGACCAACAATTTAATTTATAATCATTTACAATATTACCTCGTAATTTAATCTCATCTTCCATTTTGTCTGTTAATAGACGTAATACTCCTAAATCGTGAATTTGATTATATTCACGTAATTTGGGTAAATCTTCTAATGTTAAGATTGAATCAGGTTTATAAGGTAATTCTTGTACAACGTTATAACCAAGTTGTATTCCTAAAGATTTTAAACTAATCTTTTTAGACATTCTAAGCATTTTAGACCAATAAAGAAATAAATCTATATCTGTCCATGTAACTTTACCATATTTTAAACGTTTAATTTCATCATCATAATCATCTCCAATAATTTTATCAGATAAATATTTCAAAGTTAAACATATATCTCCATATTCTAAGTAATTTAAACTTGAATAATTTTGAAGAATATATTTAATAATCATATTATCATAATGAATACCATTAAAACTTATGAGAAATCCATTAAACGTTTTAAAATAGTTATAAATTTTATGAATGTCGTTTTGTTTTTCACTTATTTCATAAAAAGTTTTTTGTTTAGTTACATAATTTTCAATACCTACACAAAAGTAGTTCTGATATACCTCAATATCATACAATATTTTTCCATCATTCATTCATATATATTTAAAGTTTGAGTCATAACTTTAAATAATGAATGTTATTCTAAATCTAGTTCTAAACTATAATATAAAAAACAAAAATAAATACTAATTGTATCTGTTTTTACTATTTGAATAGTAGGTATTATCCAAAATACAATACAATTTTTATCTTTGATTTTTTCAAAATAAAATTTCATAATTTAAACAATTAATTGAGCAATAACATAACCTATTTTAATAGCAAAATAAGCTCCTAATATACATGGAACAGGCATAAGTATATATCTACCTAATTTACTTTCATATTTATCTCTATTTAAGATATAAGATAACATAAAATAGTATAAACCAAATGATAATAATATACCAACATCTGATTTAAGAATAATAAATGGAACCATTACATTAGCTGCAAAAGCATATATAAAATTAACAATGAATTCAAATACTAATTCTTTCAAACTTGTAGTAGCATCATAAACTTTAATTTGTTTACTACTAATTTCTATAAATCTTTGTTTCATTTTAATAATTTTCTTTCATTTAATTCTTTCAATGCTTTATCATAACTGTAATAATGTAAATGATTTGCTGCGAACGGGTTTAAATTAATATTAAAGTTGTTATAACCTGTTTTTTCACTGAAAATTAAACTCACTGGTTCTAAAAATAATTCACCATCAGAACAACATATTCTCCACATTATTTCACCATTTAACATTAAATGACCATCTTGTGTATAATAATTAAATTTTTTCATTTTAATTTTTTATTAATTTTAAAATATTTTAACAACCAAAAATTAACTTTAATTTTAAAATATTTATCTTCATAATTTAATTTTTCATAAGGTTGTGAAAATACCCAATATAATCTCATTAATGTTCCTAAAAGATAAAGGATGATGACTGGTATAATCATCATCCCTATTACTTCTAAAATCAACATTATTTAGGTTGTTTTACTGTTGTTCTAAAGTTATTCCAAAGTTGTTCTCTTTCTTCTTTAGAAACAAGATTACTTGCAGCAACATGAGTCATTGCTTTTTTAAATGCTGCAGCTCTACCTGTTTTCTTATCAAAAGAATCACCTTGTCTAACTCTTACAAATCTGTTAGTAATTTCTTCACCTGTTGCACGATTAATTACCGTTGCTGTTGTTTTGTTACCATTGTAACTAAATCTCACTTTTGTGTTTGGAGTATTCATAATATTTGTATTTAATTGTTTAATTATCCGTTAATTTTTAAATTTGCTAATTCTTTTAACCATGAAGCTATTTTAGAAGTTTGAAAATTATTTGTATCTCTATGACTATTTACTTCTTCAATAATATCATTTAAAGATAAACAAGGTTTATTCATTAAAATATATTCTTCAGCTTTTTCTCTTGTTGAAAATATTAAAGCATTTGGTGTATAATTTCTACAATGATTTGTAAAGTTATATTTTAATTTATTAAGTAAATAATTACTTGTAAATAATTCATAAACTATAGTTTCTTTATCATAAATATCAACACCATCTTCAGTTGTGAATAATGGTTTTTTAACTTTTTTAAGACTATTTAAATTATAATATAATATTGAACCATTTGGATTATTTGTATCATATAAAGCGGAAACCATACATTTATCATTTACAATACCAATTTTATTTATTGTATAGTTTACATATTTACCAAAAACTTTATCACCAATAGTAAATATTTCACCGTCTTTTTTTCTTCTAATAGAATAAATTTTCCAATAAGGTTCTATTGTAGCATCTTGATTATATACTTTTTCAATAAATTTATCATTATTTGTAATTACTTCTAATATTTCATAATCTTTTTCAATAACTGGTTCCCAAAATTCTGGAAATTTTGTAATATAATACCATAATTCATCATTATCTGCTTTAAAAGTATCAGGTACTTTTTTAACAGTTCCTAATTTAGGACTTCCTGGATAAGTTTTTATGCATCGGTATTTATTTGACATTGTAAATAGTTTTTAATTTTTTCAATATTTTCATTTTCTTTAAATTTTGATTTTTTTTCATATTACTTAACTTTTACAGCGTTTTTAACTAATACTCTACAATGATTAGTAAGGTAATCATTATTTGCTTCATAAAATAATACGTTACCTTCAATTTTATTAATAATGTGTGTTATTTTTTGTTCAGAATTTTTTAATTGAATTTTATCACCAACTTTAAAATCGTGAGGATATTCTATAATTTCAGCCCATTCATCATATATAAATAAACATCCTTTATCATATTCACCATAAATTTTATTCTTTTCAGGTTGTGAAAATGTTTGATTATTTACAGTATAAACAATACCTCTAAATTCTTTATATTTAGTACCAACAGGATATAATCTTTTAGCTTTATCTAACAAAGATTCTTCTTTTACAGGTATTGGTACTTCAACACATAAGTTTTTAGGAAGTGTTAAATTTTCTGTAAGTACAGGTTTATTTTCTTCTTTTAAAACATATTTTTTAAATTGTTCAAATGTAATTTCTGTGTAATTATATTCAACTTTAGAATTAATATCTCCATGTCGAAGCATACCTAAATAATCAAATGCTGGAAAATGTAATATATTATACACAGGTCTTGATTTATCTACAGTTGTTTTATTATAATCATTATTTCCTGTATTTGAATTTTCATTAAACCATTTACCTACAATATTTACATTTTGTAAATTAACTTTAATTGCCCATTTCTCAGGTAACTTAAAAGTTTCAACATATAATTCTAATTTATCAACACCAATACCATTTGGTTTATGTAAATCAGTAATTGCACAAATTTCAGTTTTAGCGTTATTCCATCTAAATCCTGTAATTTTAAACT